TCAATAACGGGTAACCGCCACCACGCCGTGCTCGGCCTGTTGCGCGGCCAAGCGGCCGTTATCGACAAATTTCACTTGGCCGCCGGCGGCCAGCACTTTCTCAATCATCTCGTCCACGATGTCTTCATAAGTGCGCTCGGATGCGGTGAAACCTTCCGGCAACAGCGTGAGTTGGCGGCCGTCTTCGCTGACCTCGGCAGCCAGGCTGCTGTCTTCTTCCACCACCAGCATTTCCGCCCGGCCGTCGATGGCGGCCTGCCACACCTCGTTGAGGCTGTCGACAAAGCGGTGGTTGCTCTTGGCCGCTTCCAAATCGGCAAACACTTTTTCGCGCTCCTGGCTCAGGGCTTCTTTCACCTGCGGCCAAATATGCTGTGCCAGCTGATGCTCGCTTTCTTCGTTGTGGCCGCTGTGGATATACAGCATTACCTCGTCGCTGTTGCGCGCGCCTTCGCGGAAGTGGCCGATGTTGCGGTCCACGCCCACCACCACGATGGGGGCGGGAATCTGTTTTTGCGCTTCGGCCAAAGCATCGCCGATTTCACGCATATTGTCGGCCACAATCTGGTCGCGCACATGGCTGATGTCCTGGCTGGGGCTGGCGCTGGCCACGGTGTTGGCCAGGCTGAAAGGGAAGCCGTAGGCGTGCACTTCGTTGAGCAGGTCTTTGCGGCCGACAAACAGGCGTGAGCCATGCTCGCTCAATACGGTGAGCAAATACAGCGGGCTGCGGTTCATGGCATACACCAGATCGCGGGTAACGAAGTTGTCTTCAATGCTCACGCGCTCGGGCACGCGGAAGGGCAGCTTGAACGACTCGCTGTATTCGGCGCTGGCAAAAATCACCAAGCCGTCGAGATTGTGCTCATGGTCCACCTCATCGGCCAAACGATGGATAGCGGCGGCGATATCCGCCGTTTCGCGTTTGCCGAACTCCTCTTCCAAGCGGGCAACCGCTTCGCTCACCAAGTTTTTCAGCCGAATGGGGTCTTTGTCGTTGTCGGGGGAAGTGCGGTAGGTCGGCAGGGTGATGGTCACACTCGGGTAAGCCTGCTTGCTTTGGATGTCTTTGATGGTGGCCAGATTCATGGCTTTCCTTTCATATCAATCAATGGAGCCTGAAACTCAGGCACTCGGCTCAGATCAGCTTCAACCGCGCCCAATGTCGTGCGCGATAGCGTCAAATCATTTCTTATCACCGCAATTGGCAGCAAATGCCCATTTTTCAAACCAAAACCTTTATTTTTAACGCGAACTAACCACTTGCGCACAAAGCCTTACTTTCAGATCGGCTCCAGCAAAGCAAACAGGCTACCTGAACACGTTTCAGATAATATCTTAGCCGGTCAATGTAAAAATTTTGTGATTTATGCAATTTGCTGATTTTTATAGTTAAATTGTGTTACGCTTTTGCATTGGCAATAGCTTACCCGCCGCTTCCGTATTGATGGAGGCGGTTTTTTTATGGGTGCATGGCGTTGCGCCGCCTATGCGGTTTTGGACGGAAGGCCGTATCTGGACGGATCGAAATCTTGACCGTTGTGCCAGAGATTCCAGGCGATGGCGGCCAGTTTGCGCATGAGTGCGACGAGAATAACCTTTGTGGGCTTGCCTTTGGCTTTCAGCCTATCAACAAATTTGGCGAAAAAGCCGAAGCGATAGGCGACCAAAGCTGGCATATAGAGTTCGCCTTTCAAGATGCGGTTTCCGTATTTTGACAGGCGCTCTTTTCTGTTTACCGATGTACCGGATTTTTGCCATTGCGGAGCTAATCCGGCAAAGGCAATGAATTTGTTTTCGGTGTCAAAGCGGTACATGGTCAGATAATGTGCGAGAACTGAAGCGGTGGTTTGGCCAATGCCGGGAATGGTTTGCAGTTTGGCCGCTGCCTGCCTAGATTCCGCCTGCTCAGTCAAAGTAGCCAATTGCTCTTTGACTGCTTCAATGTGGTTTTTGAATTCTTCGGCCTGCTTGGCCAAGATGGTTTTTACAAACGGATCTTTGGCCGTTTTGATGCGATTTTTGATGCCGGTTAAATCGCCCCTAAGCTGGCGGAACAGAGTAATGGCGCGACGCATGGCATACTGATCTGCGCTTGGCTTGACGTAATCTGGCTTTGGCTTCAAATCGCGACAATATTCCGCAATCAGCTTGGCATCTTGTTTGTCTGTTTTGGTGCGCTGAAAGCGGCTTTTGGCAAAAGATTTAATTTTCAGCGGGTTCACAACGCTTACAGGATAACCTTGTTCAACCATGAAATCGGCCAATCCTTCGTAGTAGACGCCGGTGGCTTCCATGCAGATATGCGGCTGGATTCCGAGCTCTTCGATCGCTGCCTGCGCTTTCAGGTAGCCTGAACGGTTATTACTGATCTGTAAATAGTGCTGTTTGTTTTCCAGCAACAAAAAGCATAAGTCAATTTTATCTTTTGAGACATCACAGCCAAGTATTGTCATATGGAATTTTCCTTATATTCAGCTTTGTAGCTATTGATAATATCCAATCTTAATGATTCCGGCGTCCAATCTGAAACCCAGCCTGAAGGCTTGGTGGCTTTACGGACTTGTGCCGGTCTTGCCGCGCAAGGCAAGGTAGCTGATAGTAGCAAGCAATTGCTGATAATTTAAAGGTTTTTTGGGCGTTCCCTTCGGGCATGGCGGTGCGTTCTCGCCTGCGGTTATTTCAAACGATGGTTTACGTTTGAAAAACCTCCGACAACCGAACGCATTTTCCGCTGGATACATGCCCTGCGGGGCGGGCTAAAATTCTGTAATTTCTCATGCTTGCAAAAACAGAACGGAGCCTGGGTCTCCGCCTCTTCAGGTCTATATCCCTAACGCATCTATTCCCACCCCGAGCAGCGGCCGCAGCGGCAAAGGCGGCATGCCCTCGCCTATGGTTATTTCAGGTGATAGTTTGCACCTGAAAAACCTCCGGCAACCGAGCATGATTTCCGCTGGTCTTTACCACTGCGGCCGCCGCTCACCACCCCATTTTTTTTTATTTCTACAGGCCGGCAGGCGTTTGTGGGAGCAAGCCGCTACGTTAATTTTTAAAGCATCAGTCCGGCTATCGGGTCTATGGGGCTGGTGCGATTGAAGCATCCATAAAAAAGCAGTCAATACGGTATTCATAAAGAAATTCGTTGAATTTCTTTACAAAGCTTCCGTATTGACTGCTTTTTTATTCCTGCTTTTTCAATCGCGCCCCATACGACTCCGATAGCCGGACTGATGCTTTAAAAAAAAACTTCGCTAACCGTTTTGCCCCTCCAACCCCTCCTACCGTCCTGAGGCGGGGAAAACCCAACCTGAAAGGAAAAGACATGGAAATCATCATCAAAGAAACCAACACCCGTGAAACCTTGTCAATTATTGACCACAAAACAGGCTGCAACTTTATCGCCGATTTTATTGGAAACACCGGCGCTCTAGATGATGGACAGTTTGAATGGAATGAAGAACAAAATGCCTATATCTGCAACCAAGAAACCTTCGACTGGTGGGAAAAGGTTATAAGCGACAATCAAGCGCTAGAAAATCGCATCGCCGAATTAATTGAGGAACACGGCTCAGATGCCGTCTATAAAGTCGTGGCCGATGCCGCCTACGGCGACCTAGAAGACCACGCAGCAATTATAAATTCTGAACTTGATGAAAATTTCAAATAAAAAAGCCCTGAAAGGAAAAGATATGAAAATTCTATACTTCTTAAGCCACGATGGAGACAACTATTTCATCACGAAAAGTTACAAAGAAGCAGTAAATTGGCAAGAAAGCCAAGAACTGAATTTTGCAACGGAGATTTGCTATGATGAAGATTTCAGAATCACACATATAGACCGGAACGAGATAGATTGGTTCGCAGAAAGCATATCCGATGAAATAGGAAGCCCCCAGTTCCAAGAGGCGAAAGAGATGCTAAACAAAGAATACGAATTCCCCGAAGAATTGAAGTAACACAGCCCCGGAAGGGGCTTTTCTTATGAACCGTTACCGTGACGGTAGCGGTTACCCACCCTGCCACACTCAAAAAAGGCGGAAGCCCTCGACTGCGGTTCTTTCAAGTGATGGCAGGCACTTGAAAAACCTTCGCCAACCGGACTTGTTCCGCATGGTCTTTTTCGAATGCGGCTTCCCACCCGATATTATTTCTTTCTTAAATAACGAAAAATTTCACTAATAATCTGGGAGATAATACGACGGATGATGTAGTTTTTCATGATTCGGGAGCCTTAATTGGCGTTACAGCCTGTCGTTCAGGCTCTTTGTAGGGATTGAACGGCAGGCCGTTTTCGGTATAGCTGATGCATAATTCGGTACTGATTTCGGCCAATTGCGTGCCTTGATCGCTGTAGCAGTTGCAGGAACTGCCGGAGGCGATGCAGCCGGCGACGCGCTCGAAGGTGCGGACCTGGCGGACATTATTGTAAATAGGCTTGGATTCGGGCTTTTCGGCCAGCGTAGGGACGAAATCAGCAGGGCTTAGATTTTGGCTTTGTGCGGCGGTAAAGCCTTCCTGAGCCGTAGGCACATTGCCGCCATAGGCGGCTGTGGCCAGCGGCTCAGAAGCAGATTCAGCCACTGCTGCCGCTTCGCTGCCGCCGGTGGCGCCGGAATATGCGCCGTAGACGCCCCAAGCTTTCCAGCCGATGAAGGCGAGTATGGCGGCAAATGCCCAAACGACCAACGGCACACGTTTTTTGAATTTTTGATGTTTGCTGGCTGATTTGTAGTATTTGAATGCTGCCTTTGGCGGCTTCCAAGATGCGGATTCCGTGCCGGACAGGCCGGCAGGATTATCAAGCGTGGTAACGCATTTGTACCACCAATACTGCTTCATGCCGACGGATTTTCGCTCAAGATGGATATGCTTTGAAACCAAATTACGCACGAATATATCCAATTGACTTGGATGCTGTGTCATGAGGATTAAGGTGAATCCGTCATGCCGCAGTTCGGAAAGTTTCTGCACATAGGGCGGCACGGCTTTGGCGGCGGAGCGAACGGGATACGTCCAATGCGCTTCATCAACAATTAAAACGGCACCGGTCGGCAGAATTTCATCCAGCGGGGCGGACTGAATTTCTTCCTTAGTCAATTCGTGGGCATGGAATTTGGCGGCATCCAAGCCGTCTATATGGCAGAAATATAAGGGGCGGTCTATTGGCGTGCCGTCTTCCGCGGTGGTTTTAAATAGGCCGTCTTCATTGGTCAGAATCATATTGACAGCACGACTGGTTTTGCCGGTGCCCATATTGCCGGTTATCAGGTAAATCATACGTCTTACACTCCGTATTCAGTTTGCCGTTATCTAGGCATGACAAAAGTAAGTTTGTTTAATGTGGTCATACTGATTCTGAAGGCAAAAGCACCGAACAGGTAGCCCAAGCCTTGACCGAATCCGCCAATCATTAACAGATTGAAGATATCGGCAGGCATGGAATTGGCGGCGTCAAGAATATAGGCTTTGAATTTGCCCAAAGCCAAAATGTAACCGCCGTAGGTGACGAAGGTCAGACCGGTGGCAATGATGATGCGGACAATCAGCAGTTTGAGCAGGATACCGATTAAAGGTATCAATGCGGCAGCAGCGGGCAGAGCCATGGCGTTATCCTTGTTTTAGACCGCCGAAAGAAATGTATGCGGCAGAGACGATGAAGCAGATCAGGACAATGAAACGGATGGTTTCCATGAAGGAGCAGAGCGGCTGATACGATACCGATACGGGCTTGCCCATGACGTGAAAGGTTTTGGGTGCAGGACAAACGCCGGTTGACGGCAAGAACAAGTCTTCCTGCCATGTGCGGTTATCGACGTGAACGGGTATTTTGATATCGTCAAACTGGCCGGGATCGGGCTGCCCCATTTGCTGGCAGGCGAGTATTTCGGGATGCTCTTTGCACAGGTCAAACGGGGGCGGTTGTTCAGTGCCGGTTTGATTGCCGGACTGGCTGCCGGATTGGCCGCCCGTGCCGGGCACAGTATCGCTGCCGTTGGCCGGCGGATTATCAGGAGCCGGAGCTTCTGGGCTGTTGGGCTGAAGATCGGGACGATCAATTAAGGTTTCCTGAACGCAAGATTGGCCGTCATCACAATCGTAGAATTGCCAACGCGCCTGCTTGGCTTTGCCGTCTTTGGAATCGGTGTAGGGCTGGCTATTGACGATGGTGCCGGGCAGAACGTGGACTTTTGGCTGCGACCATTCGGAATCCGGCAACTGGGCGGCTTCGAGGATGGCTTCCGGGCGCTGCTGGAGGAGCGGGGAGACAATGCGCTCATATTCGGCGGGCGTGAGCAGACGATTCGGATTCCTGACGACATCCCAACTGTAAAAATTACGCTCATCATTACCGAGGGCGACAACGCAAGACCCAGTCTCAACGCCATCATACCTGAGATATCTGTATCGCTGATAATTAGGCAACGATGGTTTGATAATATCCCAAGCATCACGGCACAGCTGATCGACAACAACACCGTAGTTAGATATGCCGAGATTGGACACCATGCCGCGCTGTTTGACGAGATGGATTTTACCCGCATTGCCAATGGTATACACACGGACCAAATACTCGGAGGACGACAAAAATTCACCGCTGGCGTCGTCATATTGATAGCCGTCGTCTTCGAGCATAGTCAGGATTTCGCCGAGGATGAGGCCGCCGACAAGGCCTTGCGGTGTGAGACGGGCGAGCTTGGTGCGGCTCAGGAGATTGCGGAGAACGGTGGCTTTGGGGACGGTACGGGAGATGGTGGCGGGGACTTTGGCGCTAGAGACTGCGCCAGAGGTGGCAGAGCGGAGACTTAAAGATTCAGCAGTGCCATGAACATAATTACCACCGATAACCTTAGCTGTGATAATACCATTAGGGCGAGAACTAATAACACCTGCTAAACGAACGTGACCATCAGGAGTTTTAATTAGCCCTAATTCAGCAAATGCTTTAGATGGGAATAGACATAAAATAACCATCGGCAGGACGAAATATATTAATTTCACTCTTTCCGATAATAAACGAAGAGCGGTCAGAAAATAGAATTTCAAAAGTCCCATATTTATCCGACACTTTACTATAAAAATTATGCACTTTTTCAAGCTCAAAAATAGAGCCTGTTTCAAAAGTCAAATAAACAACCTGATAAAACACCCACGCCAGCGGCTTACCCTGAAACTGCGGCTCAAACGAGCGGTGCATCAATTCGTCTTCGCTGATGTAGAAATAACCTTCTTCGGGGAACATGGTTCATCCTTTCGTTAATTGTTAAGAAACGTCAGGAATGTACCACAGTTTCAATCTTTGAACAGCATCACGCCGATCATGGCGACGAAGGCGAAGCCGACGAGAAAGTAAAAGTCAATCACGGCCTACCTCATTTGTTTGCGAAGCAAGGTAAAAACGTACATGGCCGCCATGGCACCGAAGAACAGCCAGCCGAGTTCCGTTCCGTCTTTGAAGTTTTGTGCCGGATCGCATTCGGGCAGCTTGGCTTGAAGTATCTGGCCGTTTAGCTGCCAATGCTGGCCGGTATATTCCGGCTGGATGATTTTGCCGTCCGTGGTGACGACAGGGGCTACCAAGCTGTAATAATGGTTTTCAGCCTGTTGTTTGTCTGTAAAACATTGATTACCGACCTGGTAGCCCATGACGACACCTTAGCGCATTACTTCATCACGCGACGGATCAGGCCGATCACAAAGATGGCCGCTAATACACCAATCACCAGCCAGCCAGCTTCGAGGCCGTCTGCTTTGGCACCTTCCAAAGCGGTTTTCACACCGTCAGGCAAAGCGGCCATAGCCATTGCCGGCAGGGCCATTACACCGCCAAAGGCGGCCATTTTTGCGCCGTAGCGCTTCGCAACGTTCATTGCTTTCATAGCATTTTCCTTTTTCGTAAATTGTTTTGGGCGGCTGTGTGTAAGGGATTTGATGCCGCCGCCCGAAGCACCAATCTGCTTAACTTTCCACCGCTTCCCAAAAGGCGAAGACGGCAAACTGTTCTCCGATCTCATCCATGCCGGCGGTTAAGGCGTCATCACGAGTTTCGAACTTGCCGGCCAATTTGATATAAGGCGTCAATCCGATATCGCCTGCCGGATCGGGGTAAAGGAATTCGAAGCTTTCCAAATCCTGCACGATGTAGCGCATTTCAAAGTTCGGCATGGCGTCAGCCTTTCTTTTGTCCTTCCGGTACACGGAAATCTTTAATCACGACGGTTTCTTTACCGCTGCCGTTGGTGACGCGGGCAAGCTGGATTTCCAACTCGCAAGGGAAAACCAAGCCGCGGAAGCGTTCGAAATTGCTGCTGTCGCCGAAACGGACTTTGGCGAGACCCAAGCCGAGGGCGTTGCCGGAAGCGTCATTGAACGGTGCGGCTTTGAAAACGGTGCAACTGTCGATGATGTTGCCTTCGATTTCGCCCTTAAATTTGGTTACGCCCATGACAATGGCGCGTTCGAATACGGGCTGTTGGAGCATGTCAAAATTCATGATGGATTCCTTTCTAGAGAGACAATTTCAGGTTCTGGGATATAGGTGGGATACTCTTGTTTCCGAATCAGCGATTCGGCAATATGGCCGGCCTGCTGAAGGCGTTTGCGAGCTTCGATTTCTTCATACAGTGCATGGCATTCAGCATCGGTGGGCATGTATTCATCAATCGTCATGCGGAATTCGTCCAAATCGAAGGGCGCAAAACCGTCATGGTGCAAATAGTGAACCCTGATGGCATCGCAGTTATATTCGGACGGATCCAGCCCTTTCGGGTATTTGCCTTCATCGGCCACCAGACGGCGGACGATTTCCGAATCGGGGAAACCGGCATCCACGAGAAAACGGACAAAGCGGCCGACTTGGTTTCTGGCATGGAATTCCCGCTGTTCGAAAGTGAGGTTCACCACATTGGCTTTAGTTTCAATACGATTGGCCGCTACCTGAAACAGTTCTTCACCGATCGGGAAAGCACCCGTCAAATACTGACCCGGCTTAATCAAAATATCGTGCGGTATCACACAATCATGTTTGCGGAACTCGACTTCGAAGCGAACCCACGGGCTGGACTTGTCGCCGAACTTTTTGCCTTTCTCGTAAATGCGCGCTAGCTTGGACGAGCCTTTGCGACCGATGTAAAGCGTTTTGCCGGAACCATCTTCAATATTCCAGGCAGTGCCGCGGCATTCGGCTTTAGGTGTAACGTTATGGTTGTCGTAACGGCCTTTTTTGTGATCAACCAAAGCCTGATCAGGCGTGTATTCGCCGTTGAAAAAATCATGGGCCACATCGCAACGGGTAATGCGCGGTTTGATCGCCTGTTGCAGGAACTCATACAAACGGCCTTCCCAACCGGGCAGGGCGGCTTGGCAGCCGACGGCATTTAAATCAATCAATACGGTGTTACGTTGACCGCCGTGATGAAGCGTGCCGTATGCCGCGTTATCGGGGCCGATTTGGTAATAAGCCTGATAGAAGAACTTGCCTTTACCAAGCATTTTTTTGGTAATGCCGAAACCGAAGATTTTTTCGAGTGATTCGCTACAGGCGGAAATAAAATCGTTTTGGCCGACCAGACGGTTTTGCAGGTAGTGAAAAATGGTGTCTTCGTGAAAAGTGAAGGTGAGGTAGTCAATCAGCGCACCGTCTTCACGGCCTTTACGCAAGGGAATTTCAAGAAGGTTGCCTTTGGCGTCGGTAACGTAGGTTTGGAAATATTCGGTGGTTTGAATATTGGCCCAGTCGATTTGCTCCCCCGCTGAAGGTTTTTGGGTTTCTTGCTCCCCCCCTGTTAGCCTAGGGGGGGCATCTGCCGCCGCTGCCGCGTCAGCCGCCGCTAAGCGGCTGTCTGCCGCGTCATCTGGCGGCAGATACTTTGATGCGGCAATGACAACATCAATTTCGGCGGCATCCGGTAAGGTGTTTCTTGTGCGAGACATGGATCACACCTCAAGCTGCGAACAAATCGACTTGGTACAGACGCAGGTTTAAATCGACCTCGTCATAAAACGGCACGTCCAAATCATGAGCGATACGCTCAGCTTTGTTGCGGGCGAAATTTTGGACAAATTCGGCGGTAGAACCGACGTCATCAAAGGAAAAGGTGTCCACGCAGGCGCTATGCTGTTGGCTGAGTGATACGAAGATGCACATGCGCGACCCCTGAAAAGCTAAGGTTACGCATGGGTAAATTTGATTGTTGTATTGATACACAGGCAGCCCCTTACACTTGGCAATAAAAATCCCCGAATCCAAAATCTTGAACTTGTCAAGACCCTGAAAACGGGGGTCAATATATAAG